CATCATTCTTAAACTCTTCCAAAGAAATGTCTAACCAACCAGACGCACCCCTTGGAATGAATTTGGAGAAGTTTGAGTCCATGACGTGTTCAATTGCACCCATCAAATCAAAATCATCATGTTTCTCAGAAAGCGCAATCTCACAGACAACTTTCAATGCATTTTCTGGTGTGATGACTTTGCGAAGTTCATGATAGTTCCCACTAATCAAATAAGAATCAATCTTATCGTTAGGTCTGTAACTATAAACAGAGCACCGAGAACCATGAAAGTTCATATAGTCTAAGTATGCCGCAGTTACAAAGATGTCAGCAAGGTCATCGACAATGGCAACCTTTCTTGCATAGTCAACCCCAATCGGGGTTTCAGTATGACCTTTAAACTCTTTCATCTCTTCAATAACCCTATCTAGTTGGTTCGATGGGTCATCGTGTGGCGAGTTACCAGCAAAGTCATTCCACATGGCAACTCGATTGTACTGCTGAATTAATTTAAACTTCTTATAATCCATCAATTACGTCCTCCACCATTTGTGAACTAATAGTGATTCGATTCACTTTACCGCGCTTACTATGGTAAGTGATAACATCAGCAGAACGACCAGACATATAACCACCATTTGAAGCATATGCATCAGAAGGAATCATTGTGCGATGTTGCTCAACAACCATCATATTCGTCTCTTTAACTTGAGTGTGATGAAGATGTCCTAGATGCGCATATGAATGCTTGGTTCTTCCAAAAACTTCTCGGAACTTAGCAACCAACACATCAGGAACAGTGCTCATGTTTCTCTTATGTCCGTGATGGAAGAATAGTGAACATTCACCGTGTTCATGACAATGGTAGATGTCACCAGAACGGTCTACAATCACATCATCACAGTTCTCATAGAATTGGTAGAAGAACTCTTTTAACCACATTGTAGAAGAGAAGTCGTGATTACCAGCAACATTATAGAAATACACCACCTCATACTTCTCACGCATCATCTCAACAATCTGACGCAAAATACGTGTACCGATGCGAATCATTTTCTGGAACTTAACATCAACATCCAGTAGGTGTTTAGATGCTGGTGTAACAGGGTCAGTTGAATCGGATGTGAAAAAGTCACCCAAGTTTAATAAAACACCAACCCTAGCATCTGGAGCTTGTTTGATTCCTTGCTTGAACCATTCAACGATGAACTTTTCTGCACGTTCAGTTGTCCAGTCTTGCGATTCACCATTCAACTCATGCCAAGCAAACATACCAAGATGGTAATCAGCCACAACGTGAAGGTTTAAAAGCTCATTATTATAAGATTTTGGCTTTTGTGGTGGGGTGATAGGGTTTTGTGGAATGTCTTCGCGTAGGGCATCAATGACACCTTCCATGACTTCAACCATTTTATCAGCATCAGCATTGGTCTTAATCCACTCCAAGACTTTGATTTGATTACCAAACTCATCAGTCTTGAATAGTTGACTTGTACCTTTTAAAAGAAGATTGTCTGGAATCTTATGTCGGATACCATATTCAGGCATATATCCTTTTGTTGCGGCTCGGTCTTGAACACGCTTTTTAATTTTACGCACTGTTCGTGGATGAACTCCAACGATTTCTGCAATTTTCTTTTGCTTTTCGTCATTGGAAAGTAATTCGTAGACCACTCGTTCCTTATCAGATTTACAATAATCAAGAAATTCCGAATAGTCAATTTTTATATTACTCATAAAGGTCAATCCTCCTCTCTTTTTTAGATTGATACTACTAAATTTTTAGATGCACGACTACAAGCCGTATATCTAAAGCGTTGCTGATTTAAGAAAAAGCTTACATCTTCATCATAGAACAGCACATTTTCAAATGTAGAGCCTTGGCTCTTATGAACAGAAATGGCATAGGCATAACCAAAGCACCCAACATTCCCATTCGTTTTCTTGTTGTGATTACTAGGAATCTTCTCAGTTTCCCAAGTTTCATTATAGATATTTACAGCTACAGTATCACCGTTGTCCACGTTCTCTAAATAGAACGTGGACATGGTATTACCTTGAATGACACCTTTAACCTCAAAGATTTCACCATTACTCAAAGGAACCTCATTCAGTACCGTATTTTGTAAACATATAACCCGTTCACCAATGTCAGGAACTTTACTTGTGAATCCTCTCCCATTTCTCACCAGATTATTCAATTTCTTTCTGGTCTTATTAGTCCCAACGAGAATAACATCGTATTGATTGTTCTCATGATACGGAACATTCAAAATCTTAGCCTTAGAAATTGCCTTATATCCTTTGCCACCCATTCTAGGTAAGGTGTTATGTTCTCGTAAATGTTCCGTGATTCTGAATATCCCCTCGGCATCAGGGTCAATTCTTCTGTTTTGTGTTAGTGAGATTCTTTCACCAGCCATATCCGTCATGGCATTGTACTCTCCATTCTCTGGGTCAACGGAAGGTAACTGAAAGAAATCACCAGACATAATTAAAGGAACGTGTAAACTCAATAGAGTGTCTACCATTCCTTTCGGAACCATACTACCTTCATCAATACACAAAAATGAGCCAGCACTTTCCAAGATTTCATCCAATGGTCTCTTGTCAAAGAATAACAAATCCCCTTTATCGTCCAATACAGCCTTGTAGAGCAACGAATGCAAAGTTTTGGCATCAAGACCACTCTTTCTCAATTGCGATGAAGCGCGACCCGTATATGCGCCCATATATCCACGAATGTTCTGTGAACTGAGGAATTCTATACCTCTCCTGATGGTGAATGTCTTGCCAGAGCCACCAATCCCACCAATTATTAAACTACCATCCCTTTTGAATGGTGATGTTGCGTGTTGAATTATTGCGGTGAATGCTTCTAACTGTTCACCATCCAACCCAACATCAAAACTACTTTCATACATTAACTTACCTCCATTTTTACTAGAAATATATGTCATCACCCATATTATAACATAGAAAACATTTCAAGTAAACATAAAAAAACCCTCTTTATGAGGGTTTTCCATTCCAAGCAATATAACGTGAATTTTTATTGCTTAGGCTTCGGCTTAGGACCTGGTTTGCGACGCGTAGGTGCTTTTTGGGCTTGTGGAGCAGGTGCTTGGGTTTCTTGAACATGAACTTCAGGTTTAGCATCACCTTTCAATTGAACATCCACAACTGCTTCATCAGGTTTACGCAAACGCTCACCTTCAGTATCAGAAGACTTAACCATAACCTGAATCAATGAATCGAATACTGCCAAAGCATTGCGACCATTGGGAAGCTTAGTCTTACTCATCTCAGTTAGCATATTCTTTGGATTAGCTTCTGAGATTTCAGTCAATTGGTCATAGTGGATTTTATCCAACGACTTCACTGGGATATAAACCAAACGCTCCGACTCTTCTGCCAAAACAAAAACACGTTGCATACGACCATCAATGCGTACATCTTTTTTCATAACGATTACTACCTCTCTTTTATTTCAATTAAACTTTAACCAATTTGCCACGTCGAACAATATATTCTTCTTCGTCACCGTTTCTATATTTAGCTCTGAAAATTTTATACTGTCCAGTCTTAGCAAGTCTTGTCAAATCTTTTACATTAAGATTCTTCATAGTTGTGGAGCCATTGCCCCCGTCAATAGCAGTTACGGAAACCATCGACTCCTTAACTACTTTTTTCCCTTTTTACCTTCTTCGACTTCATCCTCATCTTCTTCATCGGATTCGTCATCGTCTTCTTCATCATCTGACTTTTTATCGTCTTCTGATTTATCATCTTCATCTTCAGATTCTTTTACATCTTTCTCTTTTTCAGATGAATCGTCTTCTTGTTCTTCTTCGGTTTTCTTATCTTCGTCTTCATCTTCGCCCATTTCTTCACGAATCTTAGACTCGATAACCAATGAAACAGCATTCTTAATTTGCTCTTCCAGTTCTTCCTTAAATTTCTCTTTATCAAAAGCCATTTTAACATACTCCTTTTAAATAAGCTTCCCCAATATTTATAATTTAAAAACAGGGGGTTTCTTTAAAGCCTTGTCTTTATGTTTGAATATATCAGAGAAAGCCTCCAACTCATTCGATTTCATAAACTTCAAAACCTGTATCTGGTTATATTTATTACAATTATAACCACTTATCTCACTTATGATGCTCTGTCTGATATAATCTGGTTGTCTACTCAAGTCAATGAGTGTCATGTTCTTTTCAAAGGCATTACCAACTTTATCATCACCAACCTTTGTCTCCAAGAGATTCAACAACTCCAAATCATCTTCCCAAGCCTTTCTCAACTTATCCAATCGAACTCTGGGATAGGCTGATTTGATATTATCATTCTTATCACCACGAATGCACTTAACAAACAAGTCAAATGCAACATCCTCACTCTCTCGGAATTCTTTTTGTGTTGGTGAATATACCCGAATGTTCTCCTTAATCAATTGAACATAGTCCTTATCACTAGACAACACAATCGCATCCTCTGAAGTCTCCTGACACCAAACAGCAATTATATCGTCGGCTTCTGTTTTCGGAACCTTCAGGCAATATGCACTGGTATGTTCCTTGAAGAAATCAAAGACCATATTAGCCGCATACAAGGTTTCCTCATAATAAAAATCTTCATTTGAAGTGGAGTTCCCCTTATACTCTGGATATACATTCTTTCTCCATACATGCTTGCTGTCCATTGCCAGAACCAACCCATCCACATTATGTCGAGTTGCTTCATTCAATATCAACTTTGTCATTTCAACAAAAATAAGCAACTCGGCATTCTTCTCCTTCTGTCTCTTAGATTTTGGAGACCCTAGCTTAGAATATCGAGTGATAAATGATAGATTGTTGACATCCACTACAAGGTTTAACATCAAACCTCCTCGAATGGTTCAGCGAATGAATCCAAAATCTGCTTCAATACTTCTTCACCCATCGTCATTAATGCCAACTCAACACTATGCTTCTGGGTAGCATCCTGCTCATTAATCATCTTCAACTCAATCATCTTATCCACAATGTCTGGTTTATATCGCAAAATTGGTGAAGCTTTGGTTAGTGTATCATCAAATGAAATCGTTACACTGTTCTCCCGTTGATTCGCAGTCTGAATGTCATTCAGTTCCTTGGTGAGGCTTTCTAACTTATTATTCACCTCATCAAGCGACTTAGCCAGTTCATCATTCTTACGCATTAATGAAGCGTAAGTTTCACTTTTTATGATTTTAAGCAATTTTAGTTTCCTCCTCCTCTCTTATTTTCTTCAAGTCTAACACAAATTTCATCAGACCGCAATCATAAATTCTGTAAATCTTGTTTCTGAATGTGTTAGTTCTCTCCGTTTCATCTGGATTATAGTCTTTGAGCATTTTTTCTAATTTATTCTTTCTAAATCCAGATTTGTGTCGTCTTGTCATTCCTACCACATATGTGTAGCTTGGCTTTGTGTCATATACATGGGTGAATCCATTCTTCAAATATACATCACCAACCGACCATCTCTTATCTGCAAATGATGTTATAATAGTGTATCGATCTCCATACAATTTTACAAATTGTTTAAGGATTTTACTAAACCCACCAACAACCCTCTTTGAAGATGCAAATCTGACAATTTCTATAGCACCAGATTCCCTACCCGTTTTAAAGACCATAGCCGAAACAAGTTCATCACCTTCCATCAGACCAAAAACATGTGTTCCTGTAGTAGCCCCCTGAATGTGGTTATTATTTAAAAAATCTTTCACTTCTCGGTTTGTTAATTCAACGCACACCGTTTTTCTTGCATATACTGAGGGAGTATTGTCTAATTTTAGAATATTACTAAGCTTTTTCTTAACCAAATCTTTATTAAACTCCCATTCATCCTCAAAAATCTGTATAAGTCGAATGCCGTTTCGCTTTGCCTTTTCCCATTTATCATAGTGGTAGTCGTCTTCCAAGAATTTAGAACTATGATAATATACTCCATTAAACTCGATGCCTATATTGAGTTCTGGAATAAACATATCAATTTCCCTGCGATTTCCCAATAGCTTTCTGTTACTTTGGATGATGTTTTTTATTCCCAAGTCGTCCGTAAGGAATCTATATACCTCCATTTCCGATTCAGAGATTTTGGCAAATCCTTTCAACTCAATATCAAGAACCCCTAGATGTTTATATACGGTTTGGTATGCAATGTGATACTTCTCGCAAATCCAATCGATTCCATGTTCTTTATAACATTTTTCAAGCTCTTCTCGATTTCGCAAAATATCATACGCAAGCTTCTGCGTGTCGTCCATTCTGTCGTATGCGCGTTGTCGGTTCTTCTCTCTCATTTGTTCAGTTTTTTGTGCATGGGTTTCTCCCCAATTTTCCAAATAAGTTTGTTCTCGTTTTTGTAATGCTCCCTCCACCAAAATTGGGTTATCTACATTGTGATTCATTTTTATCGCAGTTTGTGCGTTTGTTATTGCTTTATTTTTTATTTCATCATTGTGCATGGGGTTCTCGGCCCCATTATTCTTCAATGATGTTTTCTTTTTCTTTTCTTTTACCCATGATAGTTCAGAGACATTATCTACATTATGATTCTTTCTTACCGTATCTATGTTTCGTTTAACAACTTCACCGCACATCATTGGATTTGGCACACCAAAGTTGGCGTTGCACGTTTCCTGTGCTTTTTTCTTAAACTCCTCAACTTGGGATGGGCTGTACTTCCCATATCTTTTGAAGCACGTTTGTTTTCCTTTTTCTATAGTTTCGGACAACTTTGCAACATTGTTAGTGCCGTAATTTTTCTCACAAGTTTCTTGCCTTTTTTTATTTGATAACTCGATTTCTTCCTTTGTTCTGTTTCGATGGGATTTCGAGATTTTATCACGATTCATTTCATCGGTACATTTTCTTCCACATGTGGAGTTGAATAGTTTTTTGGCAGAAATTGATAAGTGATTTGTTTTACAAACTGGACAAATCAAATCATATTCCGTGGTGAAACCCTTTCTGATAAAGTCTATGCGGGTCTTCATATCCACATCTTTATATATATTTTCTAAGAAAGCAGTTGTAGTAATAATTGCCTCACCCATGTTTGGCATTTTCTTATAAAAATGAACACCAATCGTTAAATTATTCAATTCTTCCCTTAGCTCAGAAATACTAAGATGCTTATGTTCTTCGAAATCAACGTACATTAGATTCTCCTATATTTGCCGCCGTTGATTATATTTATAACAAATGAATGATTTTACGTCAAATTTTATTTCTTGTTCAGGGTGTACTTAACGCTTCCAGAATCGAAGACCCGCATAAACCCGTTGTTCATCATATTCTCATATTCACTAAGAGTCTCATCAAAATTTTCTAAAATCTTATGGAGATTCCCTTTCATTGTTTGCTGTCTGCTCAACTTCATATTACCTTTGTGGTATGTGTAGTTTGGTCTGGTTATTTTTACTTCTTCAAATCCACATTTACGATACATATCACCGTATCCGTAATCTAACGAAGCAAAAGTATTAATCGTTCCCCATTCGTTATTGTCAGTGAACCCTCTCAACATCTTACTGAATCCACCTATGACAGATTTACTTGTGGAGAATCTATCAATTTCAAAGCCAAGAGGTATTCCTTTGGATTTTGAAATTGATATAACTGCTACTATTTCATCATCACATTTCAACGCGATATTATGTTTGGAATGTTTTCCACCCTGTATGTGGTTTTTATTGTGAAAATCTATTGCTTCCTTATTGCCGATTTCAGCAATCGCACAATTTCTAGCATACACCTTTTCACCAAAACCGCACATATGCTTTATCTTTTTCAATATGACATCTCGTTTTTCTCTATTAGTCCAATCATACTCCCAAATATGGAGTAGTTTAATTCCCTTATGATAACAACCCAATGATTTATTTTGATGGTACTTTTGTTCTTTTTTAATCACATCCGAATGCCAAAATGTTCCATTATATTCTATCGCAAGATTGGAAGATGGAATAAAGATGTCCAATTCCTTTGGGGATAGAATAGTCCTATCATTCAACTTATATTCCACCCCAAGGCTTTCCAAGTAATCCGCTATTTCTGCTACACCTTTCGTGATTTTATTATCATATGTAAATTCAATACCATGCTCTTTCATCGCCATGCATACTGTTTTACCAGTAACACCAAGTTCATCCGCAATAACCTCTGTAGATTTTGTTTCGTATTGTGATAGTAACCACGTCTTATCTATAAGTTTCTCTTTAATAGACGGGTCTATTTGTGTTTTAGTTTTTTCGATGTTATGCTTTTTCAACTTAGAGTAGTAATAAGTTTTAGAAACGCCATATTTAGACATTACCTCTTCTGAAGTCATAGTATCATATATTTTTTGCAACTCTTCGACATCTTCAAAAAGTTCTTGAATGTTTTCAGGAACTTTATTGTGCTTCGCTTCGATTTTGAATCTTTTTGCGTATCTAGTAATCAAAGATTGTGTCACCCCACACTCATCAGCTACTTGTTGGTGTGTTTTGGTTTTTAACTCATTCTCTAACCATTCTCTATTTGCATATATACCATCACTTTCTATGGGAGGGGTCTTATACTTTACTCTGATGCCGAACTTCTTAGCCCATTTACTGATACACTGTTTGCCAACTCCACACATCTCTCCGATTTCTTGTAATTTTTTTGTTTTGATTTGTTTAGCTAGCCATTCTTTGTTTTTATACATGTCCTTGTCATTCATTTGTGTTTCCCTGTTTTCATAATAACTTAGAAGTATTTATACCAAATGAATAATTTTATGTCAAATTTTTATTTTCTTACAGGCACAAAAAAGCCCCAATTAAGGGGCTTCTCAGTTTCTACTCAGTTCTCAAATCAATTAGTAAATCCGAGATTGATATTGCTGATTGTAGAAGTTGCATAGTAGTCAGGTGCAGTACCTAAAGACCTCGCAGGGTCAGTTGCTTTGTACAAGCCATAACGTGTTCTCATCATTACACGGAAATCGCCAGTTTCAGGGTTGCGAACAACACCAGAAGAGCTTAATGGGATGTAAGGAGTGTAAATCAAACCAGCGTCGATTTCAGAACCTTTGTAACCCATCAATACGGTATCAGTGGTTAGGTATGGGTCAACATACACTTTAACTGAACCAGCTAGAGTACCAACGAACAAGCTAGATGAAATGTCGAACTGCTCACCTTGTGCTGGAACGAAAGTGCTGTTAGAAGCATTTTTCAAACCAGTATAGATTTTTTGAGAAACGACCATCCAGTTTGCACCAGCTTTCTTGGTTGCGATAGCGATACGACCAGAAAGGTTATCCAATGCGATGGTTAATGCCGCCAATTTTTCGCCAGCATAACGACCATCTACAGCCGCGAAGTCAAAAGATTCAACGATGCCAGCCAAAGCGGTAAGTTCGTTGATTAACTCTCTGTCCATTTCACGAAGGATTTCATCACCAAGTGATTGAGAAAGTTCAGCTTCGATGTCAAGACCGTCATAAGCCATCAAGTCGTCAGCAGACTCAAGAGAGTAAGACGCGCTCAATTTGCGAGACATGGTTTCAACAGAGTCAGTTACGACTTCTAAATCCATTGGCTTACCGCGATTACCTTCTAGGTATGCAGTTTGTGCAAATGGGTCAAGAGCGTCAACTTCGTCATAGTCGCCACCAAGAACAAGCTTAGAGTATTTGTCATAGACATTCATACCAGAAGCTTCATCGTTAGCAGTAACAACAGGAGTACCACCAGAGGTATCGTTAGTTGTTTCTGAGTAACGGTGACGGATGGTGCGAACGATGCCACGAGAAGCTTGAAGAGGTTGAACACCAACCAAATCCATAGCCATCAACGAAGGCATTACACGACGTACCAAAGGCATAAACATCATATCGAAGCGAGAGATGTTACCAGTACCAGTAGAACCAGCTTCAGCCGCTTCTTGAACTAGAACAGTGTTATGTGCATCTTTAACTTCCAAGTTTTCTTTATGAACATTTTCCATCAAGCCGCCAAGGATAGCAGTTTGCTTGTCGTTCAAACCTTCTAACAGGGCTGATTTATATTCACCCCAATTCTTAAATTCACTCATCATTAACTCCTAATTATTGATGTTTTTCATTATCTACAATTATATTTATTATAATTGTTCAATTTTATTTTTAATTAACGCTTGGTTGCGATTTTAAGAGAGCGTTGAAGTTTTGCAACAATTGGGTCAACTGCTGATTCTTGTACAACGTCTTTTTCTTTTTCTTCTTCATTCTCAAGAACAACAGTACCTTTAGGTGCATCTTGTTCTTCAGATTCAGAAATCACTTCGCCTTCTTGCTTGTCTTCTTGAGACTCTGCCAAAAGAACTGATTTGATTGATTCAAATTTTGAGTCAAGTTTTTCAGTTTCTACAGATTCAAGAATGGTTTCTGCGATTTGGCGTTTCTTACCAGTCACAGATTCAAGAAGTTCATTGATTTTCTTTTCGCGCTTCAACTGGTCAAGTTCAGATTTTGCTTCTTCAAGCTCATCATAAACATTGATGTCAGATGCACCGAAAAGTTTTTCATAAGATGATTTAAAGGTGTTAAACATTTCCATGACAAATTCATGCTTCTTAACAGCTTCAATATCTTCTTGGATTGCTTCCATTTCTTCAGCAATAGATTCAGCAACCAAGATTTTCATTTGTTCGTCTTGTTTCTGTGCGTACTCTTCTTTAAAAGTTTCTAGCTTTTCAGCATATTGAACTTCTAAGGTACGAGCGTGTTTAACTTCTTCAGCGATTGATTGCATTTCGTCAGCTACAGCTTCTTCAACCATTTCCATAACGGTATCCAACATTCCAGCCTTCTCTTCAACCAACTTAGCTTCAAAGCTTTCTTCAAGTTCTTTCTCTTTGATTGCTAGGGCAGTCTTGAACTGCTCTTCAATCACTTCTTTTGATTCGGCAGTCAAAAGACCACTTTCCATCAACGCTTTAAGGTTCATAATTGATTTCTCCTAAACAATTAATGTTATGTTTTCAATAGTATTTATAACAATTAAACAAATTGATTTATTTTAAGCCATCTGAAGTAGATAGATAGCCTTGTGTACCGCTTCTTGAATATTGATTAGTTTTGCTTTGATTGCTTCTTCTTCAGCACTCTCCAAAGATTCAATTGATTCTTCAATACTATCCTTATAATCAAAGATGAGTTCCATTAGCTGACCGAAATCATATTCATAGAAAGTTACTGATTCAAACGTACCTTCACATTCACCACCAATAGCCAAATACCCTTCAGCCAACCCATCAACATTAGATTGGATTGATTCATACAAGTCACCAATAATTTCATGAACATTGTAGTTTTTGGTTAATAGGTGATACACATGAAGTTGTGTTGTGATTGCGAATGTTCTTTTCACAAAATAACCAATCAATTTAGAATCATCTTGGCTATTACTATAACGAGCACTCTTCAAATCAAATTTGATTGCTTCTTTTAACGCTGACATATTTGTTCTCACTTTTTCAATAAAACTTCGTTAATGAATTTCTTCATCTCAAGCTGGAAATATTGTTGAGCCATTGGGTCATGAATAACCGCTTCAGATAAATCTTCGATTACATTACCACGCTTGTAATATTCCAATTGTTCTTGGATTGTTTCTGGATACGCGTTTGCTGATGGTTGAGCAACTGCATCAACAGTAATGAAATTGAAGTTTCTCACCCGACCAGTTGATTCATCAACTTGTCCTGAACCGCGAGAAGAAACACCAATGGTGATTCCTTCGTCAAGTAGACCTTTTAGAATCTGGCCTTTTGGTAGCGTCTCTAAAACTTGCGCCTTACACCATACCTGATTCCCTTCCATCTTAGCTTCCATCAACTTCATTGCAACATCTTCCAATTTGATGTCTAAGTGGTTTGGGTGGTCTAAATGTGATAGTATGTGGCGGTTTAGCTTTGCCGCATCATTAATCTTGTTTACTGCCGCTTCGATTTCTTTCTTGTCGTAAATTCTACCATTGCGGTTGCGGGTTTCGCTTTCCATGAAAGTCCCGACTAGATAAGTCTTTTTCTTACCATCTGCCGATTCGACTATGCGCTGAACTCCGTCAAAATTGTTCTCAATAAGAATCATTTCTATTTCCCTTTTATAGAATGTATATGTATTTATTTATAAAATAAAAAGAAAAAAGGAGGGAATAAAGAAAACCCCTCGATTGAGGGGTCATGTATTTCTAAGAAACTGCTGGATGTAGTTTTTTCTTTGCAACTTTGCCAGCCGCAATACTAATCACACCAATCCCAGCAAACTTCATTGCAACCGTTGCACCAAATACACCAGCAAGAGAACCAATGGTAGTACCAAGGATAGAGATGGTTGCCAAAGAAGGAAAGAATGCAACCAGTCCAACCAACAAAGCAATAATGCCACCAATCAAAAGTTGAACTGTTCCTCTTTTAACACCAGTCAAAAGAAACCATTTAACAACCTTATATACGCCATTGTAATCTCTTACAATCTCATAACCTTGTTTGTTAATTTCTTTTGCCTTATTCTCAAACTCTGACACTGGATATGATTGAGATGTAGCAGTTCCATCATTGGCAACGAATACTGCTTCAAACTTCCCCATGTCTCTAGTCAAAAACCATTTACCATCCTTACCATTCAATATCACCATTCTATAATTTGGTAAGTCTTTTATCGTGCTTGGTAAGTTTTTGATACCTCTAGCCAAGTTCTTTGATGCTTGGACAATATTCCATTCTTGTAGAACATTTTGGTTAGATAGCAAAGTATCAAGACCTATCTGCATCTCAAACAGGTCTCGATTCATCTTAATCTCAGATTGTATTGACTCTCTAAGAATAGACATTCTATTATGCCAATAGTGCATCTTTTTTGGTTTCGGCTTCAAGTTCAAAAGAAGCATCAATCTTTTCGATGAACTCTTTCAACTCTTTTTTCAAGCGCATCTTCTCACGATTAGGGTCAAGTGCCATAATCTCAGTAAACCAGTTTGGCTCAACTTTATATGTATTGTCAACAAACTTATCAACCTTTGATGTCATTCGTGATAATTCTTTAACAACACGGTCAACTTCTTTTTCAATCGCTTGTAGGTCTTGCAAGTTGCTCACCAGTTTAAACTTACGAAGTAGTTCTGGAATCTGCTTCTCAATCACCTTAGATTGGTCATACGTTTCCATAAACTTCATCAACATGGTGTCTTTTGATTTGCGTTGTAACCATCCACGCAACCATCCCCAAGATGCACCCAAAGCAACTACCAATGCACCCAACGCCAATAGAGACTCATGCAATGGTTCTTCTTTAGGCCGAATGTGTTGATTTACTTCTTCTTTGATTAAATTCTTAATCTTGTCTTTCATTTCCATTTTATATTTGCCTCATTTAAAAAGTTAATAACATATGTATTTATGATGAATCAAAAGTTGACAACTTTCATAAATACATATACAATATGCCAACATCATTATAAAAAGGTAACATAATATGAAAACTATGGAAGATGTTTTAGCAACTCTGGAAAGCATGGGGTTCCCAGATGGTCGAACCTTAAAATTCAACAAAGAGTTAATGGATGATATAAAAAGTGTCACAGAATTTTTACCAGACTCAGTTAAATTAATCCAAAGATTACAATGCATCGAGAATCAGTGGGAATCCGTACCAACTTGCGAGGTTTGCGGAAACCCAAATGTTTTTAGTAGAAAAAAATTATACGGAGGCAACTACTCAGGGTGGTCTAAATGTTGTTGCAAAGAATGTTCAAATAAATCTTCCAGTAGAATGGAGAGAACAAGAAAGACAATGATGGAGAGATATGGCGTAGAGTTTAGCGGACAAAGTAAAGAGCTATTGGAAAAGAAAAACAAAACCATGCTTGAGCGGTATGGTGCAGAATATTATTTACAAACCAATAATGGGATTGATGAATTCAAAAAAACTATGCTTTCTCGTCATGGGGTTGAGTGGGGACTACAATCACGAGAAATATATAAGAAAGCCCAAGAAACATGGGTTAAGAACCATGGTGTGTTGTCGCCAATGCTCAACCAATCAATATCAAAAAAGAGACTTGAAACTTGGAACAAGAAATATAATGGACATCCAATGCAGAATCACTATGATGATGGTGCAAGAGAGGTTTTATTCGATTCTGAGCGTTTAAAGGAACATTACGAGCACTTCAAATCGACAGAGATAGCATCGAAGGATATTGGTGTGTCATCAACAACATATAAAGATTATTTAAAGAAATATGGAATTGATGTAATTCACAATGGAGCGGTATCTGCACACGAGACAGAGATTGGAAATCTTATTGAATCGTGGGGATTTGATGTAGATTATAACAATAGGAAGATACTTAATGGAAAAGAATCAGATATAGTGGTTCATGATAAAAAACTTATTATCGAATTTAATGGTTTGTATTGGCATTCTGATATTTTTAAAGAAAAGACTTTCCATCAGAAAAAAAGCATCCTTGCACATCAGAATGGATATAGCTTAATTCATGTCTGGGAAGATGATTGGATTTATAAAAGAGACATAGTAATCAAAAAAATAAAAGCAAAACTTGGCAAACACGACAGAAAGATATATGCAAGAAAATGTGATGTTCGAGTTATCAATAATGACTTGGCAGTTAATTTATATAACGAAAATCACATACAAGGACACATAAATGCAAAAATCGTGTACGGTCTTTACTTTAATAATGAATTAGTAGGAGCAATGAGTGTCAAGAAACAAAAAGACGGTAGTTTCGATATTGTAAGATTTGCAACTGCATGTACTGTGGTTGGCGGTTTCTCAAAATTACTTAAGTTTTTTATCAAACAGGTCAACCCGAAAAAGATTGTTACGTTTGCTTCATTGGACTATAGCAATGGAAATGTTTATGAAAAGAATGGGTTTGCCCTTGTTAATATGACAAGACCAAATTATTGGTATTCGAAGGGTGGAGTTAGGTATGCAAGAACCTCGTTTATGAAGCACAAACTTCATAAAAAGTTAAAAACATTTGATGAGAATATGACCGAATATGAGAATATGACTTTGAATGGATTTGTCAGAATCCATGATGCAGGTTCACTAAAGTTTGAAATGATTCCACAATAAAAATAAAGTAAGGGGCGTGTTAGCCCCTATCCATCTTTACCAACCTCTTCCACCGTCTTCGGCTTCGATTCCGTATTCCTTACCAAGTCTACCATCACCATAAACAATATTGTCGATGGCTTCTTGTGGCATCTCTTTGATTTGTTCAGCCGTTAAGCCTTTCTCATACAACTTCTCTTCTTCGTTATATGCCAATTCTTCGGCTGTCATGCCCAAATACTTCTGTAGAGCCACTTTCTTAGATAAACTCATAACTTGTAAGGTCGAGTTGAATACGTTCAATCTTGACTGGTCTAGCTCAATCTGCTTATAATCAGCAAATGAGTTTGAGTCATTGATTCTGAACACGCCTTCCTCTGGGAATGCCAACTGTCTTTGATTGACGAACCACTTGAAATGATTGAACAGTTCTTTTGCAAATCTGCGCTTGAATCGTTTTACATACGAAATGTAGCGCAACTCGATTGCATATAGCTGACCAATTCTCATATCCGAATATTGAGTTTGTTGTTGGTCTGCTGTGTCAATCATCGAGTGAGGAATTCGCAAACCAGCCGCCAACTTCTTGGAAAACCACTCCAAGTCAGTAAGTTCACCCAATGTTCCACCACCTTGCAAAGTCTCAACTCTTGAGCCTTTGCCTGTGGAATTTGTCGGGATGAAGAGGTCCTCCCCCATCGAGTGGGGGTCGTATTCGGTTGTGATTTCGCCTTTACGATTGGCGTTCTTTTGCATAAGTCTAATGCGTTGACGTTCGATAGCCTGTTCACGTTTAGCACCTTGCAAGTTACCAACATCTATGTAATACACCCTACGCTCATAGCTTCGAGTTACACGGTAGATAACAACCGAGTCTTCGATAAGCTTCATCGTTCTCCAAAGCCCATATACCTTCTCGATGATTGATGTGCCGAATGGTTGATTGCCAACTTTAAGAACCAATAAGTCATCAACTGAGTAAGTTTCATACTTGTCATTGTTTGTGCTACCATTAACAGTCGTGAACCCGTTGATTGATTTTGCTTTAAAGTTTCTACCAGCTTGGTCAAGCCTTTGAATGGTTGGGTCATATAGATAATGGGTAACAAAGTTTTCGTCATCTTCGTCAAGGATATAGCCAACCATTCGTTCAGGATATAGTTCAGTCAATGTACCGTCTTTGTTCTTTTTATAGAACGTGGCTCCGAACTGAAGTGTTTTTCTGACACGTTCAAAGAACTCCATATCCATTTCTGTTCGGGTTTCCCAAAGTTTAAGGGCATCACCCATAAGACGGATGGTAGTCTTTTTGACTTTATCTTCGTCTTCGTAATGGATATAGAATTGGTCTTCATCGTCTGCATTGCTTGATGAGATGTCTTCAGCAAGAATATCAAGTGCGCGTGATATTTCGATGTTACATTTATCGGCATCGTAATAATTTCTGAGACGATTTAGACGTGTGCCGTCATTTTGTACAATCTTGTTATACCAATTGCTGGATACCGTATAGCTGTTTATTTGGTATGGCTGTTTCTTGTTGCCATTACCCAATGAAACGGGATTCCATTTGGATTCGATTAGATTTTCGTTCATTTGTGGGTAATCCCCCTATATATTGAATTCTTTTAACTACTTGTATTTATATCAAAATAAATATACATAGGAATAATTTACTATGAGGATTTGTGATGCCGATAATTAAAAATGTTGGGGATGAATTACTAGACCTGTATAAGGGATTCGATTCGACTCTTGTGGGTCCTGGTACAATCTCACCAGACATATACAAAACACCAGGATACTCGAAGAAGAAAATCCAAACATTGATGATTGGTAATCTTACCAAGATTTTTTATGGTGGATATGAGCATCAACGTGACCCTCTTATAATCCCGTTTAGAATCGAGCCAGCATATAACACCGTTCTTGGCATCCAGTTGGGGTATTGTCCTCTTGAGATGCGGGAGTCGGTGATTAATTTTATCCTCAAATCCAATGCCGCTAGAATAAAATCAAATCTCCCAATGATTATTGATTATGACTCGCTCAAAAGAGCAATACCTGCTATTAAGTACATCACAAGGAGATACAAAACCGTTCTTATCCGAGTGGAAGAGTCTGTACCTTTAGTTGAGTGGGACAGAGCGATTCGAGAAGAAGGAACTAAGTGGCAAAATCACTGGAAAGACATCAAAGAAGGAAAAGCTAAATAAGGTAGGAGACTCGACATGGAAAGAGAGGGAGAGATGAAAACCTTGTCGAGTTCCTTAATAGTATTTATTGAAACTCGACAATTTTCCTAACCTATTGATTCATATGAAAATCAATTCTGAATTGGTTCTCTACCATCCAAAATAAAGTCAACAAGGTCTTCATCTGTGGTGTATTGTGTCTTAATTTCTGAGAACTTTAACACATCATTCGTGTACTCTTTCAGTTTCATTTCTAAGAATGTTAAGTCATCGTTACCTTTTTCGTAGTCATACGAAATGATTACTGATACCGATGGTTCTTCAGAAATCGTACCTTCACCATCAAACTCATCATAATATTCCATTGCCAATTCTTCAAGGGCTGGAGAAGTTGCACCAACCATTAGAAGTGTTCCGTTACCAGAAACAGATTCGACTTCAGCAAGGTAAAGTTCATTAGCCAAATATGAAATACCAGCTTCTACTTTTTGAGGAGCATGGAGTCCTTCAACTCCGATGATTTCAAAATACATATTCTCGCGCTTAGGCACGTTCTCGATTTTATAATCCGTACAGAAGTTTGAGATTATCTCATATGTCTGGATGTCTACTGGCATCTTGTAAAGCGTAAAAGGGGTCATGGGTCTCTATCTCCTTTAACCATAAGTGG